AATTGGGTGTCGGTCATGCCCAGCCCCTCACCATGTCCATACCCTTTTGGGTAATGCCACACACAATGCCCTGAGAGCCACTCAGGAGCGCTCTACGGATGCCTAAGTCTTGGATTAGACCCATTGTGCGTAAATCGCTACAACGCTTCCAGTAGCCCTTTATTTCGTGACCAGCCAACGCTGATCGAGCGCCTGCCTCTTCATCGGTCAGGCCAAGAGTTGCGTAAAAGTACTGCTCTAACAGTAACGCTCGATGGGTTCCCACCCGTATCGGGCTAATTTGCCGTGAGGTTTCTGGGTCTGTTGCCCGGAATAGTGGTAGGTCGGTGTATGTCATGTTTCCTCTGACTTTCTGCTATTTGAGTAGCGGTGGTTACTTTACACAATTTAGAAAGTCGGTGGTGGATACCCAATGGAAACAAAGTACCCACCACCTAGCCCCAGCACTGCTCAAACAGTGTCTGGGAATCCTTTATGGCTTAGGCAATGCGCGCCATGCAGCCTCTAGGGCTACGCCATCCTCGGCGTGGCCACCATTTGATTGTGGGGCAAGTTCTACATGGATCCAGCGCCCGTTTTTAGAACCACCATTGTCGGTATCAGTCCACTTTTTCCAGCCTGGCTTGCCATTTCTGTTGCAGCGCCAGCCTTGCCACGTTCCGTTAATCAGACCGCCGTAGTCGTGCACTTCTTCTATGCCTAGCTCTTTGTAGTACTTGACAAACCATTGCATTGCTTGCACAGCTGCAGCGCGTCCTTCTTTAGTGTCCTTAAAGCCAATGTCACAAGCTCGGGCTGTTGCGTGCACGCTCATGCCCTGACCTGATCGCATCTGCCTGACCACAAGGGTGCCTAGGTTTGTAAAGCCCCAACGGCGATTACAGAGATCAACAAACTTTTCGGTGCCTGCCATTTTGGCTGTGGCTGTTTTGTCGTACCCGGTGTATTTCATGGTGCTGGTGGCTCTTTAGGGCCATTCTTCAAACCGTTACCAGCCAACACCCCCAAGAGCCCACCAGTAAGGGTGGCAAGCATTGGCGACAGTACAGACCATGCTGCATCGTCATTGGGCGAGACCTCGAGCGGTTGTGTCACAAATAGCAAGCCATAGAGCAATGCCAAGATGGAAGCAAGAAAAGCAAGCGTTAAACCGATGGCTACGACAAAAATAAGTCGTGCTTTTATTTCTTCGTTTGTGTGTCTGTTGTCTGGTTTCATACGCACTTTCCGCCTGTGCCATAGGCAGGGGCTGGTGTTGTTGGGGTAATTGTTTCGGTGACTCCGCGTAGTGCTTTGTTTTTTGTTGGTGGGCAGTTCAAGCGTTCACGATCTGCGCAAGCGGTGAGCGATGCTAAAAACACCAATAGAATTAGGCTTTTACGCATCTTCTGTCGGTTCTGCTTTAGGCACTACCGGGACTTCTATTTCGTAGATGACAAGTTCGCCGGTTGTCCAGTCGTGTACTAGTTGTTTTTCTGTTGGTTCGCTCATTGTTATGACTCCCTGTATCCGTAAACGGTGTATTCCAATGTCATTGTTCCTGTGTTTGTGTAAACCTGAAATGAAGTCATTTGAGATGAGTCAGTTTGTGCGCCACCAAAAACGTAGGAATAAGGCCCAACACCACCTGAAGCAGTTTGCCCATAATGACGCGTCGGTACTGCTAATTGTGGACTCATGACTTCAATGGTGTATGTGGCAGGACTTTGGCTGCTGTCCATCGGCAGGTTTGACCCGGCGTTAGAACGTGGGAAGTAAATGACTGTGTTTGCTGAGAAGTCGCTACCGATACCGCCTTGGTAATAGTTAGCAGCGACAAGAGTGCTGCCAATTAACCAATGCAACTCAAACTTATTAGAAGTCGAACGAGTTGTCACATTAAAGATGATTTTGTAGTTCTTGTATGTAGAACTAAACACGCTCAACACATTTGTGCGAGAAGTAGTGAGGTTTAGCGAGCCTTGCGCCACATACACCAGCCCAGCGTTGCCAAGGTAGGTGTTCGTGTCCGAAGCAGTAAGGACTTCGCCAGATGTAAATGTCTTAATTGCCATGGTTAGTATCCTAGTTTGTTGAAGTTAAGTCTGCCCTGAACGGCATTATTGAGAATTAGGTAAGAGTTTAGATCTGCCCCAGACAGATAAAACGTGTACCGGGACGACTCGGGTGAGGCCGTAAACGATGCGCCTTCAATAATGGCGTAATAGGTAGTCCCTCGAAATGTCACAGTGACAGCTGCGCCAATGCAGTCCCAGAAGCCTGTGCCTATGTTGTCTAGCTTCATTGTGTTTTGAGCCTCAGCAAGGCATGACACAGAAGCCAAAGCAAAAGAGGTGTTGCCGTACTGGGTCAGCAGATAGTTAGCGAAGTCCAAAGCCTGTGAAGTTGAATTGTTAAATGTTTGCAGGTTTAGATTTCGGAACGGTGCAGAACCACTAGAAGCAATTTGAGCTGAGTAGCTTTCAGGGCTAATTGTGATTTGGGTAAAATAGTTTTGGCCCAGACTGTGAAAGTCAATAACGTCATATACCTGATTAGTGGCATCATTAGTGGTGTCTGAAAAGTTTACTGCCGAGTTAGTACCAGAATATTTAGAAACAGCCACTACCGTGTTGTCGCCTTGGCGGATACGGCCGTTAAGTGTTGCTGTCCATTTGTTAAACCAGTCAGCCCAAGAACTAGACACGGTTGTAGCGGCCACAGATGGGTTGTCAGTAGCAGAATAGTTACTACTTGAGTTAAGACCGTTAGAAACTGACGCTGCAGCTAGTTGCGCCGATGCTGTGCCTGCAGCCATTGAGTAGGCGTTCCCTCGGGCGCGTCCCCATTGCGCTAGTGCACCTTCGGCTTGAATGCTAAGCCTGTCAGAGTTGCCGACAGTTGCGCCAGCGTTGTACACAATGCCGTAAGACACTGCAGTATTTGTAATGCGTCCGTACCAGATCACTTTGCTTGAAGTGGTATTTACAACCTTTATAAAGGTGCCTGTAACCATTGCTGCAATAGGCGAGTAGTAGCCAGTTGGGTACCACACATCTATTGAGCAAGTGTCTGCTGAATAGTTATCTATCAGCGCTTTACGGCCAATGCTTATGCTTATGCCCTGAACATTGCTGAGGGCTGTAAACGTCACATTGTCTGTGGAATAGGAAACGGTGTAATTCTGTGGCATTAGTAAATGTTTGCAGTGGTTATTGGTATTGAGCCGTTTTGTCTCATGTAGTTGCGCAAGGCTGTTACTACGGCGTTAGGGTCGCCACCATTGACGTTGATAGTTACGCCACCACCCATACTGCCCATCTTGGACAACGGAATAACAGCCTCTGGGCCAGCCTCGCCAATAAGTGCAAAGGTAGGGCTAGTGACAATGCCCCCGGTAGCCATTGCTTTATAGTCAAGTCCTGCAGGGTTAGCGCCACCAGCTGCGCTGCCTTCGCCACCTAAACGACCAAGGCTGATTTGACCTAGCGAGCCAATGTCTTTGCCAGGCTTAATAAGGTTGATGCCCTTGATAACTACGTTAATCATTGTGATAAACGCGTTAGCCATAAACTCAAAATTGCTAGCAACCTGGTTAATTACTGCATTGACTACAGCGCGAAAAGTGTCAAACTTTTTATAAGCCATGACAAGTGCAACGCCTAAAGCAACAATGCCAGCCGTAATCAGCACTGCAGGGTTAAGAGCCATAGCCGCATTAACCAAAACAACTGCAGCTGCTAAAGCACCAAAAGCAACAGCGACAGCAGTGATCAGTGTCGGGTTGTCTTGTGCCCACGTGGCAAACGATTGCAACACTGGCAAAGCCTTTTCAAGGATTGGTAGCAGTGCAGCGCCTACACCTTCTTTGGCTTCACCAAGGGCAACGCCTAAACGCTTCATAGAGCCTGCAGCAGTGTTAGCGGAATCAGTAGCGGCACCGCCAAAAGTGACAGCCATCTCGGCCATTACTTCTTCCATGCTTGCGCCATCTTTAATCATTTGGCGTAGCTCTGGTGACAGTTTTGCTAGGGCGGTCATGTTGCCGCCGTATGCCTTTTCCATAGCCTTAGTCACAGTCTCAAGGCTCATGCCTTTAGCAGCTGCAATGTCCATAGAAAGATTGGCGGCCTTTTGGGCTTCGTCAATGTCCATAGTGGCGCGCACAAGTCCAGCCAATGCCGGGCGTAGTTCGTCATCTGTTACGCCTTTAAGTTTGCCCTGCTGCGTTATGTAAGACTCGACACCAGCAATTTGTGCATCAGTAGCTGCAGTGGTTTTTTGTAGCTGACGCGCCAACATGGCCTGTGCTTGCTCATCTTCCATCGCACCCTTGACAGCATCACCAAGGCCAGCAACTAAACCACCAAGCGCTACTGCTGCGTATTTGTTTGCCTTACCCAAGGCATATTTCGCTTTGGCTTGCGCGCCTTCTAAATCCTTAAAACCCTTCTCGGCTTCCTTCAATCCCTTCGGGTTAAATTGCGTAACGATTGGTAGGTAGATAGCCATTAGCCAGATGTCCTTGCTTGTAGTGCGCGGTTAGCGTCAGCGATTACTTCATCCACGGCTTTCATAATGTCAGCGGTGCCTTGCTCGGCAATAAAGGCACGTGATCGCCACAAGCCGCGCTGGGGCCTGCCAAAAGTGTTAGTGAGCAAATCAGAAAATTGGCTGTTGTTTTTTGTGCCTGCCTGGCTAAACATTGCGCCAGCTGCGCTTTTCTGCACCAGCGTTACTAATGGTGTTACACCTGATCGAGCGCGACCACCCACCATGATTTGCACACCTTTGTCCACAGCAGTCTTGTTGTAGCCCAGCCTCCCTTTGTTGCCCCAACCACGAATCATGCTGACGCCAATTTCTGATGGAAACTGCTTACGGCCTTCCTCAAGCATTGCCGGACTACTGGCCTTAATCTTGGCGGCAGCCTTAAAGCGCGCTGACTTGTCTAACTTGCTCAGCTCTGACAGTGCCTGCTTCAAGCCTGTAATTTCGGCAGTAGTTTCAAGGCTCATGCTTTGCGGCTTTCGTTTAACAGCTTAATCGTGGTATTTAGATCAGCAATATCAAACTCTACAGCAGGTGGCCACCAGCCTGTGGCTACTAAGAGACTTGCTAGG